GCCACCACGGCCAGGTACCAAATTCCCTCGGTGTCTATGGGAATCATGTCAGTATTGGCCTTGGCCGATTGGAGGGCTACACCCACCATATCACCTACCACTACAGGGTCACCCTTGTTTACAAAACCATCGCTGTGGGTAGGGTGAATCAGGGCTGATTCCAGTACCCTGATATGGCGGCCCTCATAGGTTGAGGAGACCTCTTCGCCCGCCGTTGTGCGGACCTTGTAACCACCTGCTGTTGCTACTCCTGTCATTGGTTACCTCCCGTCGATGAATACCTGAACCTGTTTATCAGTCCAGGATGGATTAAGGCGTTTAACCGATTCGACCATCGCCTCCTTGGATGCCTTGAGGTCAGGTCCACTACCTCCCATTCCTTTGACCTTACCGGCCTCAGTTATGGCTGCAATGTAATCTGCCTCTGCTTTGATGGCCTCTTCCAGGCCGGTGATGTTGTCCTTGCCTGAGAACATCCCTGTGATCTTCTCCTTAGCCAAAACCGGGAGAGTGGATTTGTCCAAAGCCTCTTTCACAGTTACCTGGACCTTGGCTATTCCCTCTGCCTTACTGGCCTCAGAGATCAACCCTTTCAGGTCTGCATTCTCCTTGAGCAAGGTACCCTTCTCCACTTCAAGGGTCGTGATTCGTTCTTCCAATTCCATAGTTTTTACCTCCGTTTTGATTCTATCTATAGCCACGTCCTCGATTAACTCTACGAGGTCTGGCCTTCTTTCCTTTAAGACTTCCAGGCTGATGATATCGACATCAAAGTCGTTACTGGATTCAAATATCTCTACCTGTCCCCCAGCACCTGCTTCAGTGACGAAATCAACTGACCTGGCCCTGATGATTTTTTCGATGAAGTTAGTTTGCGTACCCTCAATAGTCTGCTTGGATGCCTGGCCAATGGCGTTGATGGAAATACCCATCTCTGAGAGTAAACCCTGGTCTCTAAGAGTAGTCAATTTATCCTGTAACCAAGGCTCCACAATCATGGCCTCTCCAACAACCTCATTCTTACTGTTCACCCTTACATTTTTGAGAGTCGCTACCCAGTCCTTAATCGACCGCTCGGGCCGGGCCTTTTCATCTGCTTCGGTTGGGTGATCGGCGTACATCTTAGCACCCTCGAATACCTTGAAGTCCCTGGTAATGGTATCGTGGGCATAGTACCTCTGTTTGCTGGAGTTGAATCCAGGTTTCAAAACCACTACACTGGCCTTTCCCTTGGAGATCGTTGTGGATTCACTCAGAGGAATAAAGTCAAAAACAGCTGTACGGCTGGCCGGAATCCCTGGGTCAATAGCTGACTCATATCCAGGTTCATTATATTTTTTCACCAGTTTATCGAATTTGGCAAAATATTCTTTTTCATCTTTTTCGTTACTGAAAGAAGTCTCACTGTCCTCCGGGTCTTGGCCATAGGCCTTATTAAGTTTATCAATTTCCTTGGAGAATTGCTTATGGTCAAGTTTTGCTTTGGCTTTTGCATCAACACCCTTTTTAGGTGAACCTGTAGAACTCTTGGAATCAGGTTTATAGGGATCAGTATTGGTATTGACGAATCCCTTCTTTTTCATAGCAGCCTTTTCCTCATCACTCATAGGTCCAAAATCATCCTTGACAGGGGGGTCAACCTTAGGGTCATATCCAGCACCCCCTGGTTTATGGTAACCAGGATTCCCCTTCCCATAGTAACCACCACTGGATGTAGAGGGCGGCTCATCCTTACCAGTAACACTCTTGTATAGTTTTGCCCTTAATTCCTGGGCCCCTTCCTCATCCAAGTCATAGGTATCCATCAGGTCCTCGATACTGTATTCAAGCCTATCAGTAACCAAGTTATCATCCTTAAGGATATATTTAAGTATCTTATCTACCTTCTTGCTATTTGCAGTCTCGCTCCCCGCTGGTTTCTTATCACTGGTGGTTTTCTTTTTCTCACCACTGTGAGATGAACCCCCGGAACTCCCTCCACCGGTTCCCTTAGCACTACCACCTCTCTCACCAGGTCTACCACGGTGTCCATAGAATCCAGAACCAGCACCACCCTCTTCAAGACCCTCAACTGATTCCTTAGCAACCCACTCCTCACCAGACTTCCTGTACTTTTCTTTCACAGCTGACCAAGCTGTGGCGTTAGCCCTGCCCTCATCACCCTTGTATTGTTCAAAGGCTGAATTAAAGGCCTCAATATAAATCTCCTGGGCGTGCTCAGGAAGTCTTTTGATTCCTGCTGGTAATGTATTAGTTGTATATGGCATAATTTCCTCCTATCTACTTATACTGGCTCCACCAAAACCACCAGAAGAAAATCCACGGTACTCCCATCCAGTGGATTTTTACTGCTATGGTACTGGTACCGGCTCCAGCGATGGCTTGTAGAGTGTAACCTATAACTGCCCAGGCGCTGGTTGGGTCGTCTGTCACCACGCCAGCGCCGGTTATAAATATGGCCTGTCCAACTCGTACTGCTCCTGTAGCAACCACAGACAGTCTCCAAACTCCTTCTGTATCTATTGGGATATTATCAGAGGTTGATTTTGCTGTCCTAAGAGCAACTCCTACTCCCTCCCAGAATGCCACAGGTTGTCCTTTCTGGACCAATCCATCACCTTTCAAATCTTCATGAATGAGAATGACTTCCTGTATTAGAATATGTCGTCCTTCATAGGTAGAGGATACTTCCTCTCCCGCTGCTGCGTAAGAATTATAATAGTGATTTGCAGCAACTTCAGCTGGTTGAGTAGGTTCACCAGTCATTCTTTCCCTCCGAATAATTCATCTGGGTCTATTACAATCCTGTCAATCAAATCCTTAGAAGCAGGAATCAGATCTAATTCGTCTGGTTCCTCATCCTCTTGTAATCTCTCTTTCCACTCAACTGGTTTAGCAAATCCATCTCCAGAATAAATTAATGGTACTTCCATGTGTGGAAATTTCATTTTATCACCTTTACTTCGTCCCAAACCCAAGGGGAAATATAATATTTAAGGGACATAGAGGGTGTATTCCCCAATTTTTTTGAGACTGCAGTGGATACATTTTTGACCAGTAATTTATATTCTTTTAAGTTAGTAGGTTTAGGGTATTTAGCTAATTCCTGGACAGCTGTTCTGGTTCCAACCACAGTGCGAATGTCCTTTACATTAAATCCACTACCACCAAGGGTGTGGGTATAATCCAGGAGCTTGCCGCTACTGGTTTTGAATATCTTACCAGTAGGTCCAGCTTTCTCAGCCCTATCCACTAACATTTTTGCTGTGACTGGGTCATCAACTGGAAGATTCTGACTGATACCTTCTTTTGCGACAAACTGTAATGATACCTTTCCATCAGTATCAACTACTATGTGACGCCCCTCTAAAGTGGTTGCACCATAGGCCTGTTGATCAGCCAAGGTATCAGCTGTGCTTCCTGGTCTTACACCAGTCTCCATAATCAATTTTGTACAATCTGATTCGTTTGGATTCTTGGAGTAATTAGCACTGTTCTCGTTATATACTTCTTGGTATTGGCCATATAGTTCATCAGTCTTGGAGAATTTTTGGTCTTGAAGTGATTGTAGATATTTGGGGTTGTAAATATAGACCAGTCTACCCTTTGAGTCTCTGGCCCTTACCCACATATTAGCATCCTTGTCTTCGTCAACTTCCACATTGGTCCAGCCAGGAGGTATTTTACCCTTCAGGTGTTCAGGATATTCCTCACCTTGGCCTAAACTTTTCAGAGTGGGCCCCTGGCCTCCTACGTGGCCTGGCCTTCCTGTGTGCCCATAGGAACCGGACTTAGAAGTACCTACCTCAGTCATGGCCTTTGGTTCAGCATAAGCAACCAAACTGCTCATGACCCTTCCATTATCATCCAGGGTCAATCTTACCATTTTGACTGCATCCTCTGGTCTCACAGCCTGGTCTAATTCATTGAAGTATAAGGTTTGAACGGTCATTCCTTGCCTCCAAGGGCATTCCACAATACTCTGGCCAGGCTCATAGTCTTGGGGTGGGTTATATCTGTGACCTCCAGTAGTTCACCCTTAAGTCTCTTATTGTAAAGAATACTCAGGGCCTCTGAAAGGTTTTCATCTATTCCAGAGGTCCTACTAGTTTTCAACCAGGCCTTTGAATAAGAGGTTATACCACCCTCTGAGACTGTAGCTCTACCGAAGGCTGTCATGAATTTATCAGGTAGATATCGGCTGATGCTGTGTGTAAATTCATGAACCAGATGTACCTTAGTTTTATATGGTGTCATATTATTAGCATCGAATATAGTTAAGGTCTTGATGGCGTGATTAAAATTTGCCCCAGTTGTAAAAGTTTGTCCACCAGCCATAAAAGTTTCCCCTCTATTGGCATCCATAACAAGAGCCTTTGTATCTTGCAATAACCCTTTTGGTAGTTCTGTCAGTGTGAACCTCAGGTCATTCATGACTACATCATGCACATATCCAACGGTCCTTATCTCTGGTGTTAATCCAGAGGTAAGAAGACTGCCATAACCTGGGATATCAATTTCCTTAAAGTCGCCTGGCTTAGATACGAGCTCTGAGGTATATGGTGCCCAGATTAAAGTACCGTTAGGATGTTCTTCCTTAGTCTCAACTTCAGCCTGGTCGAATGAGAATACCTGTTTATCTCTGGCCATACATTCCTCATCGTTATAGCCTATAAGATTGTCGAAGGCCTGAACGGATTTAACATATCCAGATGCCCTGTAGTTTGCTATGGCTGACATATTCTGGGCGTATTTGGTTTCAGTCTTAGCGATAACATCAGCTCTCACCTTGGTACTGGACCAAGGGCCAGCAGGTATCTCATCCCTGATACGCCTGGCTATTTCATCTGGACCTTTACCCTCTGACCGAGCCTGACGAATGATCTCAAACAGTTTTGATTTAAGACCATTATCGAGGTCCAGTAACCCAACTCGTTTTCCCCCCTCCTCGATAATCCTACGAGCCAATAAATCAGGTACATTGAAAGACATATTCAAACCAGAGACCGTGGTATTGTGAGTGGTATTAAAGATGATTTTGTAATTGTCACCATAGGCCCTCTTGAAGCTGGACTCAAAACCAAGGCCCCTTAAATATGTGATGACCTTTTGAACCAGCTGTTCAAGCTTATCATCTGCCTCTCTAAGAGACTCAGCAACATAAAGCTTTTGGTATTTGATAAAGGCTTTCTCAGCCTCAGTACCTATAAGATCAAGAAGGTCCTTAAGATCTTTGGAGAATTGCTCAGCAAGTACCTGTCGATCACTGGATAGCTGGATGACCATTCGCCTCTGCAAAGCACCCACTAGCTCAGACTCCATCAACCAGACTATCTGGTCGATCTCTGATTTGATTTGCTCTTTAAGTGCAATCATTCCAATAACTTCCTGAAATCCTTTAGTGCCTGTAAGAGTTTACTTGAGGCATCTTCCTCACTTTCTTTGACTGGAGTGACTGGAGGTTTAGCTCCTGGCTTCTGGCCATTAGTGGGAACTATAGGTCCAGCCTTTGCTATCTTCTCAGCCTCAGCTTTTCTTTCTGCAACCAGTTTGTCCAACTGAGTAAGAACCTCCTCAACGTTGTCAACGCCCAGGTTAAGTAAAGCTGCTGTCTGGACATCATGTAAATCTGAGAATGCTGGGAACGCCCTGACCATTGACTCAATGGAATTAGCAATAGCTGCTTCATCATCCTGAGCTATAGCTGGGAAGTCAATATCCACGAATGGGTCAGTAGTAACACCGCCATTTTGTAAGATCAGATCATTTATGGCCTTGAATGTACCCTCCCAGACAGACTGGTGACTGTGACACATCTTAGCCACGGGTAACTCTACAGTCTTTGCTGTGGCCAAGTTACCGATTGAAATGTCTCCAAAGTATTGCTCAGGCCAACCAGTGCCAGCAGATACCTGGAGTTTAATCATGCGGCCATCCTCGTAAGCATTGCGAGCACCTGAGTCAGTCTTGATAGGCTGCATATCAGCGCTCATATTTTCAACAGAGGTTGAACCTGCCGCCGGTTGTTTATCGTTGTAAACACCCTTGATGGCATCAACCTGAGTCTGGCCTCCGACTACCTTGGCCTTCCAGGCAAAGCGTGCAAGAGCTAACATAACTGCAACCCTGGATGCCAGGAATTGACGATAGAACTTTACCCAGTCAATCACTGAGAGGAGTAAGGGATTACCTCTCTGGCCAATGGTATTATAAGCAAAGTGGTGAATTACAGCTGACTCAGTTGCTTTGACCAGTGTACCGAATTTATCCAGAGTAGCCTCATCAGACTGATTGTTAAAGCTTTTGTAATATCCTTTGAATGGCATCCCCTGAGGACTGAACCACTCACGTTTGTAGTATCTGACTTCCTCAATGTCGTCAGGATTAGAGATGATTTCAGTTATCTCCAGTGGGTCGATAGTCCTGATTGTGGACTCTGGACCTAAAAATACAGCAAAGAATATCTCACCGTCGATCAGTAACTTATCTGATATTTTGCGTTGGCCTCTGGGTGAGAGTATAGGTGCGTTGGCCTGAGAGAACCAGAATTTAGAAAGTATCTCCTGGGCCTTTTCATCCTTAGTACTCCAGGTAACACCAGAGCCAAATGTGAAGTCAGTCCAGAGGCGAATGGCCTGCTTGCAAAGAGGGTCTTTAACAGAGTAAATGCGGGACTTGAGGACAGCCTGTTTGCGTTCATCATCGCTCAGGATATTGATACCAGTAGTTGAGGTACCAAGCTTTACATAGCCCTGGTCCTCTAAGGCAAGTGAATCCTCAGTGGACTGGTGAGCTTCTTTTAACAGGGCCATAAATTCGTCTAACATTAAGTTACCTCATCAGGTCTACGTTTCCGACTAACTCCATTGCGTTATAAATAACTTTCTGTTCAATAATCTCTTCCTCAATGATTAACTCGGTAAGAGCCCAGACCAGAGCATCCAGTCTGTCAGGTGATTTTTCACCAGGCACCCATTCACACATCTGGTCCTCCAGCTCAGGAAAAAATCCAACATGGTGAATACGTCCTTGTTCATAAAGAGCTGCAATAGGCTCAGCCCTGAGTTGCTTTCCTCTGGTAGCCCTGACTGATTTGTAATTTGCACTGGGACTAACAGTGAGAATGGTATGACCTACCATCTCACCGCCATTGTTAACCTCACCGACTATCATGTCACCCTTGAGTTTATGGTAGGCTGCAACAGCTGATCGTGCCCAACCATCAGGAGTAGCTCGTATTGAGGAATCATCCAAAATGTAACCATGCATTACCCGACCGTGCATTGTAATTCCTGCTGTGATAATACCTGTCTCAGCACTATCCTCGCTGG